GTTCACACGGCAGCGCGGCCTCTTCGGGGGGTACGAACCTCAGCCCCGCGATCCGCGGGGGCGCAAGCGCATCGCGTGGTGCCAGCAAACCGCTGAAAAGATTGTCGTTCTTGCCGCCCAGGAGGCGACGCAAGAGGCGATCGCGCAAGCGGTCGGGCTCTCGGTCAAGACCCTGGTGCGTATTTATGCCGGCGAGCTCGCCGAGGCGGCGACCACCCTGCGGCAGGCCGTCTTCGAGGCCCAGGTCCGCCGGGCGACCGAGAAGGGCAGCACGCCGGCCGCGAAGTTCGTCCTGGCGGTGCTCGACAAGGAAGACCTGCGGCCCCGCGCCCGGCGCCGGCCGGCGCCTGACTCGATCACGCCGCCGGCGCGCCTCGGCAAGAAGGACCAGGCGCAGCTCGACGCCACGACGGCGCATGAAGGGACCACGTGGGCGAAGCGGCTGCAGTAGGCCCGACCTGGTCGTTCGCCTGTCCGGACTGGGAGCAACGGCTGCGCGACGGCCGTAGCCTGGTCCCGGACCTGCCGATCGATCTGGCCATGGGCGAGAAGGCCGTCCGCATCTTCAACGCGCTGCGGCTGCCCGATGTCCGCGGCACGCCCCGGATGGAAGAGGCCGCCGGCGAATGGTTCCGCGACATCGTGCGAACGGCGTTCGGCTCGCTGGACCCCGTCACTGGCCAGCGCCACATCCGCAAGGTCTTCGGCATGGTGCCGAAGAAGAATTCCAAGACCACGGGCGGCGCCGGGATCGCGCTCACCGCGACCCTGCTGAACGATCGGCCCAACGCCGAGCTGCAACTGGTCGGCCCCACCCAGGAGGTCGCTAACCTGGCCTTCGACCAGGCCTGGGGCATGATCGATGCGGACGAGGAAGGCTATCTCCAGAAGCGCTTCCTGGTCCGCGACCACATCAAGACGATCGAGGATCGCCTCACCGGTTCGGAGCTGAAGATCAAGACCTTCGACATGAAGGTCACCACGGGCGCCAAGCCGGTCTTCGTCCTGCTCGACGAGCTCCACCTGATGGCCGGCTACAGCTACGCCTCGCGGGTGTTCGGCCAGATCACCGGCAACATGCTGGCCAACCCGGAATCGCTGCTGATCGTCATCACCACCCAGAGCGACATCCCGCCGGCCGGGATCTTCCGCCAGGAGCTGCAGTACGCCCGGGGCGTGCGGGACGGCCGGATCAAGACCGACGTCCACACCCTGCCAGTGCTCTACGAGTTCCCCGAGGCGATCCAGACCGACCCCAAACAGCCCTGGCTGAACCCCAAGCTCTGGCCGATGGTGCTGCCGAACCTTGGCCTCTCGATCACCATCGACCGCCTGAAGAGCGACTTCGCCGAAGCCCAGGAGAAGGGCGAGGAAGAGGTCCGCCGCTGGGCCTCCCAGCACCTCAACATCGAGATCGGCATCGGCCTGCACGCCGAACGCTGGCGCGGCGCAGACTACTGGCTGGGCGCCGCCGACCCAGGCCTCACCTTCGACGAGCTGCTGGCCAGGTCCGAGGTGATCGTGGTCGGCGGCGACGGCGGCGGCCTGGACGACCTGCTCGGCTTCTCGGCGCTCGGCCGCTGCCGCGAGACCCGCGACTGGCTGCTGTGGAACCGGGCCTGGGCGCAGACCGACGTGCTCGATCGCCGCAAGGACATCGTCGAGCGGCTCAAGGACTTCGAGGCCGCGGGCGACCTGGTGATCTGCAAGACCCCGACCCAGGACGTCGAGGAGTTCGCCGACTTGGTGGCGCAGATCCGCGCCGCCGGCCTGCTGCCCGCCAAGGCCGGCGTCGGCCTCGACCCCGCCGGGGCCTCAGCCCTGATCGAAGCGCTCGCCGAGGCTGGCGTGGGCGGCGACAACCTGGTGGCCGTGCCCCAGGGCTACCGACACTCCGGCGCGATCTGGGGCATGGAGCGCAAGCTCAAGGACGGCACCCTGTGGCATGCGGGCCAGGGCCTGATGGCCTGGTGCGTCGGCAACGCCAAGGCTGAACAGCGCGGCAACGCGGTGCTGATCACCAAGGAAACCGCCGGCAAGGCGAAGATCGACCCGCTGGTCTCGAGCTTTAACGCCGTCTCCCTGATGAGCCGCAACCCGGTGGCGGTGGCCCCGGTCGACTACGACACGCTGATCCTGGCCGGCGGCGGATTGAGGTGAGGACCGGATGGCGCGAAACCCCCTCGCTCTGATCGGCAAGCTGTTCGGTGGCGAAGCCCGGGCCCAGACCGTCACGCTGGGCCCGCCCCGCGACCCGGTGATCGCCGAGTGGTTCGGCCAATACGCGACCACGGCCTCGGGGGTGAACATCACCCCGGACAACGCCCGCAAATGCCCCGAGGTCGACGCCTGCGTCGGCCTGATCGAGGACACCCTGGCCACCATCCCGCTCGACTTCTTTGAGCGCATCAGCGACGGCGAGCGCCAGGCGCGGCCCGAGAATCCACTGCACACCCTGCTGCACGACAGCCCCAACGGCTGGCAGACCTCGGCCGAGTTCCGCCAGATGATGGAGGGCTGGCGCCAGACCCACGGCAACGCCTACGCCCGGGTTGTGAGCAACAACCGGGGGCCGGTGGCGCTGGAGCCGCTGCATCCCCGCGAGGTGGTTCCGTACCGCTCAGGATCGAGCGTCGCCTACCGCTGGACCCCGATCGACGCGGGGCCGCAGACCCTGCTGCAGCACGAAGTCCTGCACCTCCGCGACGGCCCGCCCAGGCCCGGCAACATCGTCCAGGCGCAGTCGAAGGTCGAGCTCGGCCGCGAGGACATCGGCCTGCTGATGGCCTGCAGTGAGTACCTGGCGCGGTTCTTCTCGAACAATGCGACCCCCAAGGCCGCCCTCGAGCTGCCCACGGCGATCGGGGACGAGGCCGCCACAAAGCTGCGTGAGACCTGGGAGCGCCGCCACCGCGGCCTGCAGAACGCCCATAGCCTGGCGATCCTCGACGGCGGCATGAAGATCGTTCCGCTGGGGATGTCCAACGACGACGCCCAGGTGATCGAAACCCACGGCATGGCGCTGGCCAAGGTGACCCGCCGCTTCGGCGTGCCGCCGCACCTGATCGGCGAGGTCGATAAGACCACCAGCTGGGGCACCGGCATCGAGCAGCAGTCGATCGGCTTCATCACCTACTACATGCGGCCCAAGTTCGTCGTCTGGGAGCAGGCGCTGAACCGGACCCTGATGTCCGACACGATGCGCCGCCGCTTCTACTTCGAGTTCAACCTCGATGGCCTGCTGCGCGGCGACTTCAAGACCCGGATGGAGGGCTACGCCCTGATGGTCCAGTGGGGCTTGGCGACGCCGAACGAGATCCGCAAGCTGATGAACCTGCCGCCGGTCGCCGGCGGCGACGAGCGCATGCAGCCGCTGAACATGGCGCCGGCCAGCCGGATCATGGACGTGCTGCTGCGCTCCAACACCGCCCCCAACCAGCGCGACGTCGCCGACGCGGCGACCCGCGCCCTGGTCGACCTGCTCGCCGCGAACGGCGTTCGCCTGCCCGTCGCCGCCTGACCCTCCAGCCTGGATCCCGCCCATGGACCTTGAACGCCGGTTCTTCGCCCTCGAGGGCCTGACCATCGAACGCCGCGACGCCGAGCCGGCGCGGATCCGCGGCCACGCCGCGGTGTTCGGCCAGCTCTCCGAGGATCTTGGCGGCTTCCGCGAGCAGATCGCGCCCGGCGCCTTCGCCGACGCGATCGCCGGCGACGATGTCCGCGCCCTGTTCAACCACGACCCCAACTTCATCCTGGGCCGCAACCGCGCCAAGACCCTGCGGATGAAGGAGGACACCCGGGGCCTGGCGATCGAGATCGACGCGCCCGACACCCAGACCATCCGCGACCTGGTGCTCGCCCCGATCGAGCGTGGCGACGTCACCCAGATGAGCTTCGGCTTCTCCGTGCGGCCCAACGGCCAGGACTGGGCCAAGGACGACGAGGGCCGGGTGATCCGCACCCTGAAGAGCCTGCGCCTGTTCGACGTCTCGCCGGTCGTCTTCCCGGCCTATCCGCAGACCGACGTGGCCGTGCGCGAGCTCCGCGCCTGGACCCAGGCCCTGGTCCCCGCCGTCCCCATGAAGCTGATCCGCGCCCGCCAGCAGCAGGCCCGCGTCTAGCCCACGACCTTCCGCCGCGGAGGCGGGAATCGCCCGGGGGCGGCGCCGAGCCCCCATCCCGAAAGGACCTATCCTATGAGCGATCGTCTCAAGGGCCTCCGCGAAGAGCGGGCGGTCATCGTCAAGCAAATGCACGACCTCACCGACAAGGCCGACGCCGAAAAGCGCGACCTGTCCAACGAGGAAGCGGATCAGCACTCCAAGCTGTTCGATCTGGCCGACGCCAAGCGCAAGAACATCGAGGCTGAGGAGCGCAAGGTCGAGCTCGCCCGCCAGGACGCCGACAGCGCCGGTCGAGACGCCGAGGAGCGCGCCCGCAGGGCCCGCGAAACGGGCGAGGTCGACCCCGGCGAGGATCCGGAGGTCCGCGCCCAACGCCAGGCCGCCTTCCGCTCGTTCCTCATGGGCGGCGCCCGGTCGCTGACCACGGAAGAATCCCGCGCCCTGTCTGTTACGCCTGACACGGGCGGCGGCTACCTGGTCGCGCCGGCGCAGTTCGCCACCACCCTGATCCAGGCGCTGGACAACGCGATCTTCATCCGCGCCAAGGCGACCAAGTTTTCGGTGGCCAACTCCAACGGCCTGGGCGCCCCAAGCCTCGATAACGACCCCGCGGACGCGGATTGGACGACGGAGCTGGCCACGGGCTCTGAGGACAGCACCATGTCCTTCGGGAAGCGCGAGCTGAAGCCGCACCCCGTCGCCAAGCGGATCAAGGTCTCCAAGCAATTGCTGCGGACCGCGGCCATGCCGGTCGAAGACATCGTCCGCGCCCGTCTCGCCTACAAGTTCGGCGTGACGCAGGAGAAGGCCTTTCTGACGGGCGACGGCAACAACAAGCCGCTGGGCCTGTTCACCGCCTCGACCGATGGCATCTCGACAGCTCGGGACGTCTCCACGGGCAACAGCACGACCGCCGTCAGCTTCGACGGCCTGCAAGAGGCCAAGTGGTCGCTGAAGGTCGGCTATTGGAACCGCGCGGAATGGCTGTTCCACCGCGACGCGGGCAAGCAGATCTCGAAGCTCAAGGACGGCGAGGGCCAATATCT